GCCATCCTCTGGTTGATAGACTGATCGTTCAGATTTATGCCTGCGTCGAACATTGCGCACCGCATACAGTACCCGAGGGCTAACTGCATGTAGATTTGCATATCCGTCGTGACACCTATTGTCCGACCAGTCCACGCGTTCTTAGGAACGCTTCTCAGCAGGTCATAATCGCACACGGATAGTGCTAGCGTTACCTCTTTGATTCCCGCATCGTAATCATGGCCATATGCCCACCCGGGCATTAGCGACATGACGGTACGGGCCAGAGGAAGCGCAGATCTGCTTACTTCGGGTGTGCCTGAGAGTTTTCCATATACGCTGGCGTCTTTACGAGCCAGTCGAGTGGTCGCCCCCGGGCCGAACCTCAACCCTCCCATCCACTTCTCCCACGAAAATTTGCCTAGTATCTCCATTGCTTTACACGACGCGACATGAAGTATGCGCGACGCGCGGCTGTTTTCAGCCGAATAGGAGAGCAGGCGGTCATTCGTAGAAGCGTTAACAGCCTCGTCATCGAAAAACGAGTTAAACGCGGCTGCGGATGTGTCGACCCCCAGATCGAATCCGGGGTACTTCCTCACGACCTCTTTTACAAGGTACGCGTCACGGAACTCTCGTTCCGGAACATCAAAGGAAGGCATGGCTTGCTTAGTTACACGGGCCGCGTCCACGGGGCCACCTCTTTCGAGGGGGACTCCTAGGGCATCGGCAATGCGGACTGCAAGCTCAAGAGCGTCAACAGGAGAACAACGGCCAGAACGGTCAATAGTTTTGCCCATGAGATGGAACTCCATTGGGTAATAGGTTGAGACAGAATGCCATCAACCAGGATGCGTGCGATACGGGCGAGATGCTGGCACAACAATCTGGGAATCATCCCAGACTACCAGACGAACTCACCCTTGTCAATGGCATCAGCCACCGGACCGACGAGGAGCACGTTGCTCCCCATCACGCGGACGTTCTTCGCGGCCTGCTCATCCCAAGTTTTGGGAATAATCGCAGTCGTTCGGATCGTCGCATAGTCCGCCACGCGGGAGACCGTAACGCCGTTGATGGTTTCGTCCAGCACACGGGGTACGAGTAAGACAATCTCCGTCTTCTGCAGACCCTTGGGTTCGGCCACCTTAAGGGTGGCGGTTTCCCGGCCTTCTGCAAAAGTCACAGCGTAGTTTTGATACTTCGCCGTGTCACCCGAGACTCCGCGAGGAGAGAGGGTGTGTGAGACTGGAGTGGATTCGCCGTCAGCAACGACTAGGGGTACATTGTCAGCCATTAGGATTTTCCTGATGAGCTAGTTTAGGGAAAGTAAGAGACTCCCGAAGGCAATCTCTAGCGATTTGAGAACGCATCCAAGGCCCTAAAACGGCACCTTGGTTTACCTACATCAACAGATATAGGAGGTTCGTAGCTACACCCGTAGGTTGCGGGCTCTCGACGCAGCTTTGTTCGCATGACCCTTACTTCCGAGCACATTGGACAGAAGGAAAATACTGTCCCACATACGCTCAAAATTCAGGGGGTCCCGT